TTCAAATTGATTATATCTCGTTGGATGCGGTGATACATCAGGTAAAATGAATTTAACCTCTTGTTTGGAGAATATATGAACAAATTGAAATAGATATTCAGGATCGCAAACAGTTGTGTTCTGTGTGAGCGTTACAACAATCTTATTTAATTGGTTGGATTTTAATAATATCATTTGTATATAAAAATAATCACAGGGAGTTTGACCCCCCTGTGATAAATATTTAGGATTGCACTGTCATACCTTGAACGACAGAAGCGATTGGTCCGCTAAGTTCATTCATAGGTAATTGCTCAAGAGCCTGAAGGGTTAGATTATAACCTTGTCTGTCTCCTAATGCAAGTCCAGTTACGTTAGAACCAGCACTTACGAACATTCCATACTCCTCACCTAATAAGAAGTAGGAACCATTGTTATCTTCAAAGATAACTGCCAATCTGAATGATTGTGCAAGGGTTTTGATGATATTACGCTTGTATTGTTCAAGTTTCGCAAAGAACATTGTCAATTCTTGCGTATAGAATACAGTTCCGTTTTCAAGTGATGCATTGATAGTTTCAGTCATCTCAGAAGTAGTTCTGATCAACTCGAAAGAATAGAATGTTCCTGTTCCTGAAATAGCTGTGATAGTGTCACCAGAGTTCTTTGTTACAGTTGCGATATTATCGTAATCAGTAATCCAAACTTTATTAACACCACCCGCATTGTCTCTACAACCAAGTGTGATACCAGCTGCTAAATTACAACTCATATTTTTTTATATTTAGTTTTTTTAGTTTATGTGTGGTAAAAAGGGGGGTTATTCACCCCCCATTATATTAAAGTCCGTTAGTTACAAAGAACTGAGGGAATGCGATTGCAGTTCCGATCTTCCAAGCTGACATAATTCTTACCTCTTGGAAATCTTGTGACCACCAGCTTCGGAATGAATCCTCATCTGACATTAAGTCGACACCTACCATAAAGTATTGTTGAGGAGCAGCTGCGATTAAGTTAGAACCATTCAATCCTGGAACACCAACAACCTTGTATTTAGTTTGTGGGTGGAATGTTTCATATACCTGACCCAAAGTTGGTTCAGTGAAGTGGAAGTTGTTTACGTTTCTGATAGCAGTCAAATAACACTTGAACTGTTGCTGAGACATAAAGATAACGATATCGTCTCTGTCATAGATGTTTCTATTCAAAGCATTTATGATGTTATCAACCTGAGTCAATACTCTATTAGCTTGTTCTACAGTTGAAGAACCAGTTACAGAACAAAGAGCTGTAGCACCAGTCAATTTAACGACACCAGAAGTGTTGTTCAATAATTCAATGAAACCAGAGAAAGTTGAACTTCCTGAAGAAGCATTCCATACAATGTCTTCATTATACCTCTTTATTTGCTTAGTTTGTAAGTCAACAATCGCTTGTTCAAACGGTGCCTGCTCATTATACGAGCCTGGAGTCAAATACTGACCTAACCAAAGGGTATTTAATTCTTCCAAACAAAGAGATTGGTTTACTTTCAAAGCCTGAACTGACAAAGCAACAGTTGAGAAAGTTACATCACCCGCATCGTTCCATCCGCAAGTAGTTCCAGTTTGAACAGACAATGTCTCGCTCAAAAGGTTTACGTTCTGAGTTCCTTTAATACCAGGAACAACGTTTACATATTTCATTGTCACAGGGGACAATACAGCTTCAGAAATAATATCAGATGAAAGTTGGTCTACATACGCTGACAATCCGCCAAGGTCGTAGTTAAAATTCATTTTTTGTAATTTTTTCATTTTAGTATGATTTTTTATTTATGTTTATTTTTTCATCGCTTCTCTCAATCTCTTGAATGATTCCATTCTATCGATTGCTGGAGCTTCAGCGAATGTTTTTTGATTGTAAACTCGGTCACCAGCTGGTTCTTTGGAGAACTTTTTGAACTTTGACTCGAGTTCAGTTTGTTTAGTTACGAGAACGTCAATCTTATTCTCAATTTTTTTCAATGCTGCAGAAAACAATTCAGCAATTTTTTCAGCTGACATTTCTTCCACATTTTCTCTTTCGGTAATTATACCATCTTTGGTGATAAATCTAACTTTGTTCTCGTTTCCACTCTCGTCTTTGAGAACAACTTGGTGTTCTCCATCAGGAGCAGGAGTTTTAGAATCACCATCAAGGACATAGACCTCTTCCCCAACATCGAATGTTTTGGATTCAACTTTAGCACCTTGAGCTGTCTCTGCAATAGTGAAGGATTCATCCTTACCTTTCTCTTTGACACCTTCAATTGCTCCACCTACGATTGAAATAATCTTTCCATCTTCAGTTTCATAATCACCATCAGTGAATGGCAACAAAGCTCCATCATAAGAAACTTTCTTGGTTAAACGACCCACAGTTGGAACGTCACCTTCAACTCTCATAATCTCACCGTCTTTCAACTTGACATCTGCGAATTTTTCTTTCATTTCTTCATTTTCTTCTTTGTCCTTCATTTCACCCATATCGATTTTGGTGATTTTAGAATCCTCATCAACTTCGATTTTAGTTCCATCCATTAACATATGATCACCAGCAGGAGCGGGGATTAAACCTTCCTCCGTAGCTACATATATCATTGCCCCTAACTCTAGTTCACCTTCCATCTTCATTGTGATACCTTGATCAGTTTTTGATTCAAAGAACACTTGTGGAGATAAACCAAGAATTTGTATAATTTTTTCAAGGGTTTTTTTACTATTCATCTTGTTATTGATTTAGTAGTTTTTTATTTGGTTTATTTTTGTTTTCTCTTTAGAAAAAACTGACTTTTCTCTAAATAGACCCTCAACCGAGAATCCACTCAAAGCATTCTGTTTGACAAGCTCCCAAACCTTCGGATCATCTACTTTCATTTGAATATACCAAGTTCCCGCAGGTAATTCAAATCCATATAATGAGGACTTATCTTTCTTGGGGTCTTCGCTAATCCAACTTTCAGTAATATAAACTTTGTCAGAACCTAACTTAATTCCGTTATGTTCTATTGAAGTTTCATCCGTTCTCTTTTGTTTCAAGAACCTATCAGCCATTTTCCTAATAGATTGTTTGGAGAAATAAACATAATACTTATTTCCAAACATATCATATCTGTGAATCATCTTATTTGGAACCATAGCAGCTCCGATGATTATCATTTTATCTTCACTAGCAACTGCGAATGTCATTTTCTCATTCTCCAATTGCTTTAATTTTCTTTCTGACCAAGTCAATGCGGCTTCACCACCCCAACTCTCATACATCAACTTACCACATCCATCTTCATAAGTCTTGGATGATTCTAAGTCAACCTTATGTCTTGATAGATATGAATACATACGCTTCAACGTATCTACTGAAATGGGGTCACCACTGGCTAACTGTGATGCCCGAGTTTTACCCACCTGCGTTCCACAAGAACCCCAACCATTCTCATCAGCCCATTTGACTGCTCTTGCCGCAGCATTCTTTACACCTTCTGGATAATCTGTTATGGACTCAGCAAAATCATCTTCCGTCATATCAACAGGAACACAATTTGGAACTTCTCTACCATCTTTCGTTTTTGTTCCTATTTGTTCGTATCCGTCCCAACAAGGGTCATCCTCACTCATATTATATTTGGGGTGGTCTTTTGGTAGTAAGTCGTAATCAGTAATGTATTTTTTGTTTTCAGGTCTTCCGTTTTTTAATAAGTATAGGAACGCATTTACCCGTGCGTAAGCCCACTGCTCTGATGACTGAACCGATGGGGAGTGTGATACATTATATGCTCCTAAACCCCGTTGGAATACTGATTTCAACGCCCCTAATGTAGCACGACCATTTTTGGTATTACTATCTTTTTCATTAAAGTCATCAACCTTTTTTTGTAATGTTTTTTCCTGTTCAGCACTTACCACGGCACCCCTTTTACCAGTTGCTTTACCTTTTGCGGTTCCTTCTCCCTTTGGGTCAGGGTTTGGTGTATCGGACTTTGGTGCTTTGTCTGACTTTCTCACACCACCTCTTGGACCGATTTCAGCAAATAGGTTTGGACCTGTTCGTGGCATTCCTTCCTCCCACTGATTTTCACCCCTACCTTGATCTGCTGATCTAATGGTTGGGCCTGGTCTTGTATCTGGTTGTAATCTTGCTGATAATGGATCCTCTCCCTCAAGTCCTCTTGTTGAAGAGCCAGAGTTTCTGATTTTACCTTCAGCGGTATAAATAAGTTTTACCCAAGTATGTCTGCAGTTGAATGAACCTCTCCAAGTAAAAATGTCATAATTACCAAACTCGGGGTTTGATAATTGTTCAATGTCTTCAATTCTATAAACTCGATTCTTTGATAACATATCAGCACAAAACTGACGATTCTTGTTGTCTCGTGGACCTACATACTTGAACCTGATTCTAAATTGAACTGTATCTTCTTGTGATTCTGCGTTTGGATCAGAGAACTTCTCACGACTCATTTTGAGTATCCTCTCAGGCGTCATCTGTTCAACCTTAGTCAACACCCATCCTTCATCAATTAAGTTGTTGTATGGTTCTCCTAATGTGTCAAGGAGTGGATTGTTAGCACAGAAGTCATCCTCCACAATTCTGTATGTAATAGAGTTGTCAACTTCGGGTTGTTCTTCCGAGTTGAATGCAATCCAATTTTCTTCGTGTGCTGGTGTTGAAACTAAAGAAATGGCTTCGATACCTGATTCTTCAAATTCATCATCAATAAGTAATTCAACGATTTTCATTCAATTATAAATATATTGCTTGTTAGTTTATGCCATTATATCAATGACCTTGATTTAATGGTTCTATCAAACTGTTGTTGGTTAGACATATCTTGTGCTGTCACATAAGTTTTGATAGGTCTATTGTTGGCAGTTTGAGCCATAACATCAACCAATGACTGATTACCTATTGACTGTGGTAAACCTATATTTGGCAAGTTTCCAACATCATTCATTGCTGTCAACATTGGTGAGAACATCGATGCTGACTTTGCATTCATCACGAACTCCCCATTGGATAACATCGCTGGTAT